AGAGGAGCACGCACGTCCATCACCGGTAAGGCGTTGGAGTCCAGCATGGAGCACGTCAGCGAACTGTGCGTGACTGCTGCAGAGAACGCCAATGGCGATTACTCGCGCGTTCGCGTACTGTCCCAGCCGGGCGGCTCACTCGATGACTCGTACTGTTTCCCCGGCGTCGTACTCCACAAGGAGTTCATGCTCCCGGCGATGCCTGATGAGCCTGCGCCCAAGGTGCTGCTCATCAACACTGGACTCGGTGAGGGCAAGAAGGACGACAACGTCCAACTCAGCCTGTCCTCAGCGCAGGAATACACCCAGTATCGCAAGCAGTCCAGCCGCGATGAGTGGGTCGAAAAGGCCCAAGCCATCGTCAGCGTGTTGCCCGACGGCGGCACCGTGTTCTGCAGGGACACTGTGAACGAGGTCGTAGCGGCCAGTCTGGCCCGTCACAACATCGCCGTGGTCCATCGCGTCCCAGAGAGCGACATGACGGCTCTGTCTCGGCTTCTGGATGCCGGTGTCGGCCACAGCGTCGAAGACATCACCGTGGCGTCGGACGGCGACGTGACGTGCCAGACCATTGGCGACATGCGCTACGTGGTCGTCAAGGGCGAAGGCGAAGTGACCACACTCGTTCTTCGCGGTGCAACGCGTCAAACCCTCGACGAGACTGAGCGCGGCTTCGAGGACGCCCTCGGTGTCGTTTGTCTCGCTCACAACAGCGGTAAATCCGTGGCCGGGGGTGGCTCAGCCTACCTCAACGCAGCGCTTCATCTCCGCTCTCGTGCGGCCGAAGCCGGTGGACGTGAGCAGATGGCCATCGAAGCCTTTGCGGAGGCGCTGGAAAGCATCCCTTCCACCATTGCGGAGAACGCGGGCCACAACCCACTCGACACCGTTCTGGCACTGCGCAACGAGCACATGCAAGGCAACAGCGACGCTGGACCCGACATCGAAGGTGGCGGCGCCTGCTCCATGGTCGAGCAAGGCGTGTTCGAGCCGCTCGACTTGGTCCGCCAAGCCGTTCAGTCGGCCAGCGAGGTCACCATCAGCATCCTGCGCATCGACGACATCATCGGCAAGCGTGGCGAGTGACGCATAATCATCGCATTTTCTCAGCCCTACGCTTGAGAAAGGTGGAGAATCGGCCACCGGCTCGCCTTGAAACAGGCTCAGCCCTACGCTTGCGGACGCCTTTGAAGCCCAACTGACCGTGAAATCGGGTGTAGGAGCAGAAAGGGCACTCGTGCAGCACGACAGGCTCACCACTGATGTAGCGCCCTGAGATGCTGCGCGGGAGCATAATGCGGTTGCAGTTCTCGCACTGCTCTTTCAGCAGGTCGATGAAGCGCCCGATGCTCACACCAGCCCGTAAGAGGAAAGTGCGGCGATAAGTGCATCGAGTCTGGTTTGTAGGTTGTTGATGTTGGTGTTGATTTGGGTGACGGCGGCTGCAAACTCAGCCTGCAATGCATCTCCGTGAGGTAAGCCTGCCCCCGCTGCTCCGGCACCCGCCGTAGCAGCACCCTGTCCGCCCAACGCGGCCACCGTAGTCTTCGATGCAGGCGCCGTGCCGTAGAAGCCGACGGTGCTACCGTCGTGGTTGAGTGCGCCGTCAAACTCAACGTCGCCATTGACGTGAAGAAGAGCCTGTGGCCCGCCAGTCCCGATGCCCAACCTTCCGTTTGAGTCGAGGGTCATCGCAACTTGAGGAACGGTTGAAGCCCCGGCGTCCTTGGCCGTCACCGCGAAAGCGATTGCCATTCCACCTTTTGTGTCGGCGGTGTAGGACTCTCGCGCGACAGGCACAATCGCCGCCAAGAACTTCGGGTTTTCCGTAGTGAAAGCGCTGTCCGTGGACATGAACTTGATGGGGACGCCGAACTTCGACGAGGTGTTCATTCCCGCAGCAGACAATTCAAGTCCACCCATTGTGCGGGTAAGGGCGCTATCACCGGCAGACGTGTCTTTGACCCTGATGATGTGGTTTGCCCCCTCAACGTGCAAAGCAGTAGCGGGTGAAGCAGTTCCGATGCCCACTCGGTCGTTAGTAGCGTCAACGTGTAAGGTAGTTCCGTCAACAGTCAGACCTTTGCCTGCGGCGATGGTAACATCGCCCGTCAAAGCCAATGTTGCTTCTCCTTCAACGGCAGCGATGGCGTCTGCATCTGCGTATGCGGTCGCGCTTGCAGCAATACCGTTCAATTTGGTATGGTCGGCGTCGGTGAAGACATTGGAATCAGAAGCCGCTTCGACGGCCGCACGAATTTCAGCGTCTGTTTGGTCGGCTGTGGCACTCGCCTCGATACCGTCGAGTTTCGTCTTATCCGCACCAGACATTGACCCTGCTGCGCTCGTCGTTGCGGCGCTGATGCCAATTGTGCCCGACCCCGTAATGGTGCCGCCCGTGATGGGTGCCGTCGTAGCGACACTCGTGACTGTACCTGCGTTTGCAGTCGCACCATCCGCTACGTTCAAATCACCCCTCATCTCAGCAGCAGTTCGACCTTCGACGGATGTTCCGTCGATTTTCAAGAAGTCATTGTCTGCTACTGCTGCGTTGGCGACCAGCACATTCCCGTTGGAAACGCCGCCAGTCAGCCCCTTCACAAACGCAAGATTGGTCACCTCGCTGTCCATCAACGCTCCTGCGGCGGTCACATTGGTTGCATCAGTTACATCTGCATTTGCCTCAATGCCGCTCAATTTGCTGCGCTCGGAACCAGTGATGATGGCACCAGAGCCAACGTTGCTCACGTCGCTCAGTTCAGTGACGCTGTCCGTGGCATGAATGACCTTCTTGTCGGTCCCTGCATCGTCTGTGAAATACAGTCGGTTCGGAGCGTCGTCCTTGACCCAGAGCAGGCCCTTTCCGGCAGCAGTGCTGTGACCAGTGCCCGCTACGTTTGCTTTCTCGTCAATGACCAGCCCGGTAGGGTCAATGAGTCCAGTGACGGTAAGTTTGCCATCTACCGTCAGCGTTGAAGAGCCGCTGGCCCATGCCAACTTCGTGTCGCTCGTGAAGCCACCAGAGCCATTCGATAACTGCACAAGGCCAGTCGCGCCGCTGGAAGAAGGGAAACTGGACGGAGCGGCGATAACCTGATGCCAGTTGCTTCCATCGTACACAAATCGAGCAGATTCTCCTGATGCAATGTTGACGTTGATGGGCGTGCTGCTGTGTCCTCCACTGGTGGAGTCGAAGTGTAGGTTGTGCGCACCAGCCTTGTGGAAGATGTCCACAACGTGACCTGCGGAGAAAACTCCCGTAGGATTGATGGTTCGCGCGGCATCGGTCGTGATGACCCAGATATTGGCTTCGTCGAACGTGAACGTGACGTTACCTGATGTAGTGATGACTTCCAACCTGTCTGGACCAAGCACGTAGGTGCCAGTCACAGGCGTGGTGTTGAGATTCTTCGGCAAGGCGGTTAGAATGATGCCGTGCTTGGCACCAGCAACGTCCTCCCGGTGCGTCTGCCAGATGGCTCCGAACGTGCTTCCAGTGAGGTCGCCTCCTTCTGGCGATGCAAAGAAAGAATCCGGGTTAGATAGCGCATTGGCGGCATCGACGTTCCCAATGGCACCTTTGGTCATCGGCGTCAGGTAAAGCGGAGACTTGCGCAAGAACGTGCGTCGGTCGTGGATGACTGGGCTGCCGAGGCTGGCAGTCACGTTGGCCGCTCCTCCCGACATCGTGTAGCGAATGACTCCAAGCACGGTGGTCTGATGGTTCAAGTCAGTGTTACCTGTAACGCTCGGGCTGGAAAGGAACCGGTTGGGGAGTAGCGGTGTTCCGCTCGTCGCCGCAGCAGGCGTACCCATCTCGTACATCAGATGTGCTTCTGGGGTGCTCCTACCGACAAGGTACACGACGACAAAGACGTCGCTGTTACTGCCCGGAACGCTGGGCAAATCACCGCTGTGACTTGCGCCGCCCCCAGTTGTGCCAACGATGAACGTCTCGTGCGAGCCCGGACCGTTGGCGAACTTGTACAGGACGCCGTCGAGGGTGCAGAAGCCACCGTAGACCTTGACCTCGCCCTGAGACGAACCAATCTGGATGAAACCGGGCGTGTTGGCGACCACGCTGTTGCGCAGCGAGTCACCTTTGGCACCGTCGCCAAGGCGCATGATACCGTTACCGTGCAGACCTTCGTACAGATTTGTCAGGCTCGGACTGGTCAGTCCGTCGCCATCTCGCAGACCCTGAGCATCAGAGCCCATGCCGGTTGCGCTGGTGTGTCCTGCTGTTGGATTGGTCAAATGCCCACCTCGATGAGTGCTGAAAACTGAATCTCGTTGTTACTGGTCTTCTCAATTGCGTTATAGGTGTAGCGCATAAAGTCCGTCGTGTCTGTCGAATCACTCGGATTTTTATAGCGAATGACGACCTCTCGCAAAGGCCGCGTGAACGCCGTGCTTAGAGGCACGCTGGCCTCAACCATCAAGGTGTTGTCGTCAATGACCTTCACACTCGGCGTAACAACCACCGCTGGATTGCCAATGCCGCCGTCTTGCTGCGTAGCCAACGTACCGTCAAATCCGAAAACAACCTCGTTGATGCGGTCCTTCAGCGTGTCGACCAAAAATCGAGTTCCTTCATTCAACAACGGCATATCATCCTCTCCTGTTCTTCAAGTAGCGACTGTGCACAGCGCCCAGTTTGAGATGGTTGCTACGTGCCTCTGGGTTGGAGGCGGTGGACAACACGAACAATTCCTCGTCGTCGACGACGGCGTGGACGCTGGCTGACTTGATGACGACAGTGGTCGCGCCGACAGACGCAGCGTGAATGTGACCCAATTTGTTTCCGTTGCGCTTGTACACGGCTTGGTTGTCGGTTCCGAAGATTGTGGTCGCATTGACCCCATCCACCGTGTACGACGTCGTCCCTGCAGCATAGCCAGCACCACTGTTGATGAGCACACCAGTGCTTTGGAGCAGTAGCGCCCCGTTGATGTTGTTTCGATGCACGGAGCCAAGCGTGTAGCCTACACCCCGGTTCATGTCCACGCGTTCAGCGATTTGCCACGACACGCGGAACTTGAACCCGAATGAGGTAGAGAACTCTTCTACGGCAAACTGTCGGTTGCGTTCCTCGTTTGCCTCAACGCTACCGCTAACGTCAATCTCTTGGAAGCGCTGAAGCACATCTTCGAGCGCAACATCGACCGAATTGACGTGCAGTTCAGTTCTGCGGGAGTTCAAGTCGAGCCGACTACCGAGGATGATGTAGCGCTCGTTGTCGACGCGAGTCTGGTGAGAAATCATGTCACCGGGGTGCATGTTGCCAGCACCAACAACGTCGAGCAACTTCTTGGAGCCAGTGGCGTTCTTCGCCATCCGAAGCATACGCCTACCAATGGTTCGTGCACTGGCCTTGGTTACAGCCGTCGGAGCGTGAATGCCTCCCGGCACTTCGACAATACCAGCCTCCTGACGCCCGAAGTCATCGACTTGCACCACGTTCGAGTGGTTGTTTGCACGTGGCTGACCGCGGACAACGACTCGATTGGGCGCGCTTTCGCTGTCATCATCGAGGGTGCCACCCATGACTCGGGTTTCATTGACCAAATATTCGCGCTCGATGTTGGACTGCGGGAAGTAGCACACGTTACCGAACCGGTCACTGCGTGGGCTGTAACCATCATGCTTGGCCAAAAAGCGTAGCGCCGTGAACGCTTCGACCCCGTAGAAGTCCTGAGCCAAGAACGTCGAAGAAGACTGCTTGGCTCGCACGCCGTTGATGCTGCTTGTGTTGGCCTTGGCTACGCGACCAGCGAGGTCAGAAGTTCGCATCCCGACTCCGATTTTCTGAACAAAACGAATGGTTTTGTCGGTGAAGCCGATTTCAGCAAGAGACCTACCCTTCAGGTTCTCCAGCCTGTAACGCGTCCCCTTCGTCGCATCCTGCGTCTGCGAGAGCACCAATGCTTGCCTATGGTCCTCAGAACCGACAACCAGTGCAGGTAACTGCGTAGAGGTGGTAACCTTGTCCACGTCGTAGAACAACGCACCTTCATAGCGCGCACTCTCTGTTGGATTGTGAAGCAAACGAATGGTGTCTTCCTCTTCGATGAGGCGATACTTGCGTTCAGACGTTGGAACGAAGTCCGTCGCAGTCGGCTTCTCAACAACGAAGCCTGACTGCTTGCGCGTGTATTCACCATGACGGACAGCGTTGTCGACGAAGCGTGGCTTGCGAACACGTTTCATCACAGTGTTCTGGGCTGCATCAGCGCGCCCAGTCACGGTGTTCTTGCCAAGCGCCATGATATCTCACTCTCCGCTGTGGTCTCCGGTGTTGAAGGAAGTGTCGCCTTTGCTACCCTTGGGGTGCAGGGTTTGACTGTGGCGCGGTTGCACGCTGAAGTCGCCCTCATCGTCATCGGTAGAGCGACGACTCGCGTCGGCGCGGAAATGCTCCAACGTGTTCTCGGACATCACCATGCGAGCGACTGGGGAACGGACGTCGGTCTTGTCGAAGCCAGCGACGTCGACGCCCTGAATCTTCGGACCATTGCTGTCGGCGGTGGTCGGGGAAGAGGGGTCCACGTCGTACACGGGGGCGTAAGGAGGGCTGCTCGGAGTGCCAGTACGAGCACTGGGTGCGTCGCTGGTGAACAGCCCGTACTTGCCGCCAGCCGTGGCGCGGTAGAAGTTTGAGCCAGTCTGTCGACCACCTGTGTTGAGGAAGGCTCGGAACAGTTGACTGTGCTTGGCGTCAAGCGTATGCGCCGGTCGATACAGGAACTCGATGGTGCCGTCCGTATAGTTCACGTTCTCCTTGACGGGGTCGTGGTTGCTGTCCTGATACGGGTTGGATGAGGTCGAGGCGCCAGACTTACCCCATCCCTTGACGTCAAGGACGCCCGCGTGCTTGCTCCATTCCATGACGTAGGTGCCGCCAAGTGGCCACATGGCGTGGGCATCAGAGTGCTTGACTACGCCAGACACAGGCTTGTCTGACCAGTTGAGAGCAGTCATGTCGAGGTCCTTGAGGGTGCGACTACCCACGTCGTAGGCACCGCGGATGTTTGTCCGCTGCCCCACTGCGCGGTCCGTGTGCAGGCTGGATGCCTCTGTGGACATGACGACGTACTCTCGGCTCACGCCATCGTTGAGTTCAGCAATGGTGTCCACGTCAAGGCCCAAGCGCACGTCGTTGCGACTGACTGGCTCTGCACCGCGCGTGTCGGCGTTGACCGACTCGACGCCCTCACCTACGTGTGCGGAGGGCTTGAGCAAGCCGTCGTCGCTGTTGAGGTCCACTCGGTCACTGATACCGCGCTCAATCTCGCCAGCCTGCAACGCCACGTTGCTTGGTCGCACGAGTCCTTGGCCAAACGCAGGCTCGGCTGTACTATGGCTGAGGACCAGTCCAGTTGCGTCGTGCGGCTCACTCACAGCCATCAGTAGGCTTTCGTTGAACACTGTGGGCCAGCGGACGCCTCGACCGTCTCCACGGTCGCCCACACGCAGCGCACTGGCAGGGTTGAACCAGTCAGCCGTGCCCATGTTGGTGGCCGCGTTGTTGCCGCTGTTGTCGTTGCCGCTGTAGCGGTCGTTTCCGTCGCCACCGAATAGGCCGTTAGCCGCAGGGCGGTGCGTGACGTTGGTGTCTGCGTATGCGTCTTCAGGGTCCCACGATGGCCGCAACCCGAATCCACGCACAGGGAAACGCCTGACTTCTTCGCCACGCGTGTTGCCCCACCAGTCGACCATGTAGTGGCGGTGAGCGCGAGCCAAGTCTTCAGTGCCTTGCCCTGCCTCATCGTTGGGGAATAGGCGCGTGGTCGTGGATGCGTTGCGCATGGTACGGACTGGGCATCCGAACGGCCCAGTCATGCGACGACCATCGCTGTAGCGCACCTGTCGCCCAATCTGGTCTTGACCGAGGAGGCTGGAGACCTGCGTGATGCGCTCAAGGATGCCAACGTAGAGCGCGTCGAAGTCTTGGTCACTTTGTCCAGAATCCGAGCCAACGTAGTCCCATCCATTTGTCTTGGAATCCTGTTGGATAAGTGGTCCATGGTAGTAGCCGAGCATCGCGTTGCTGTTCGCTACCTCAAGCCAGCCGCGCACATACGGTGACCAACGAGGCCGGTTGAACAGTTGGCGCACTGCCATCCTGTAACCGAAGCAGCGGTTGCGGTCATTGGGCAGTGAGAGTGTGGCAATGCCCGTCGAATCCTGATACGTCTCGCAGTCCATGCCAAAGGTGTCGCTGCCCCATCCAATCAACGCGTGACCATAGGATTCCATCCGGCTCGCTGCACCGCCACCGTGGCTACCGCCGGGCCAAAAGCCCGAGAAGTTGTATTTGTTGGAACCTACTGTACCACCTTGGTGATTCAGCGTGCCTCCGCCGTCAACCTTGGCGTCAATGTCCGTAGCAGAAGTCAGCGTGCCGTCGTGGCTCAGCGCTGTACCTGCGTTGTTGTCGTGGTCGTGAGGTGGCACCACCCACTTCATCGCCAGACCGAACGGCCCTTTGCTGGCGACGTAGTTGAAATCGTGGTAGTGGATAGTCTCGAAGTGCTCTGGCACGTGGTTGAGCGGCTTCTGGTCGACCGGTGTATCTGCAGTCCCAGCGTTGGTGTAGAATGCACGGCTGGCGTTGTCACTGTACCATGTGAACGGTCGGCCAAGGTTGGGGTGCCACATGCACAGGAACGCGTCAGGCGCATGCAGTGAGTTGGTGTCTCGACTGCCGTTGGCGTATTGTGGCAGATTGCGTGTCATGATGCTGACTTCTGAGCGTGTGAACAGGTCATCAGACGACCCATTGTCGTAGGGCCGGCTGAGGCGGAGAATCGTATTCGCACCGATGTTGGCCCAGAACGCAGCGTTGCCAGATACGCCAGAGAACGTGTCGCTCTCGCCCAGCGTGGCGTGAGCCAACGTACCTGTGCGATTGGTGTAGGTGGCCGTGTACCGCACACCGTTCTTCGTGTATTCCAGCACCTCGCCGAAGTAGGGCTTGACGGGGAACATTGCGTTGTCGTCGACTGTGATGGTGGACGAGCCGTTGTCGCTGATGACGATACAGTTCGGGTTGAGGCTACGCAGGCGCTTGTGCGGCTCATAGAGGTCCAAGAAAGACGTCGGGTAGCCTGCCAGTGTCATCTGAGCACCAACGGCGCCATAGCCTACTCGACAGAACTCGTAGTAGTTGTCTGGCCTGTGCCACTCCAAATGCCGGAACTTAGCCGCACCAGTTGCATCGGCTCCGTCCTTGTGCAGAATGCCCCACCACGGGATGGTCAGCGTTCGGCCCGGCGTCGCACTTTGGAACATGCCCGGTCGATAAGGTAGGCTTCTGCGGGTGAAGGATGGGCTGCTGCTCTCTTGCACGCCCAGTGGGTTATACAACGCCAGTGGAGGCAAGTTCGTGAACTGACTGCTCGCGTCCGGCTCAATGTCGAGGATGACTTCGTTGAGAATCACCTCGCATCCGCGCACGTCAGCCATCATTGCCTCGGCAAGAATCAGTGCATAGGCCCCGCGAGTGGACATGTCCTTTTCGATGGCGATGACGGTGTTGACTTGCTGCCCAGTCAACTCGGTGACCTTGGTGCCCGCTTCACTGGGTGCCTTGTTCTCAGTCGCGTGGTTTTGATGGAAGCCCTGCAACTGCTGCTTGAACACGTTCGGCTGAATGATGATTTGGTAGGCTCCGACTTCCAGCGGGTCGGGGAAGTGATTGTTCATCGTGTAGGTGTTAGCCGCCTCCAAGACAAGCGTATGTCCGCCCTCTGCGTTCACGTCACCCGCATTCGCACCTGCACTGGCTGCGACGCCGTAGCCTTCGTACTTCAGTTTGGTTTCGGTCAGGAGTGTGAACGCTCCGCCGTGGATGTCGCTTGGCCCGAACGGAGCCGTTGGCGTTGAGAACCAGACAAGTGGGTCGCGCCCATTTCCGTGCGTCAGCACCGTCGACGTCACGCTGGTACGTGTACCCTCTCTGTTCCCAATCAGCGAATCTTCATACGGTGCATGGTTAGAACTGGCACAAGCCCTGTTCAGGCTGTAAAGGCGCTGGTATGCAGGGTGCGCGTAGTGACCGGGCATCATCGCCATGGTCGGCGTGACGTAGTGATGACCCATGCGAGGAATAGGCATGGGCGTCATTTTCGGAGCCGTCATCCGCGTGTAAGGGGCAGACGGGTTGGCCATTGCTCCCGTGCTACTGGGCAGGTCACTGTAGATGTCGAACCAATCGAGTTTGACCATGTCGGGGCTGGCACCACTGTATTCGCTGTGGTCACGCAAGCGGCGGGCTGCGAACATGCGCGTGCTGCCAGCAGGCATGTAGTAAGACGGGACGACCTTCAGACCTGTCTTACCCAAGACAAAGGATGCGAAGTCTGGGCTATAGACCACGCCAGTGAACTTGTTCGTGGACACGCCTGTGTAGGAGGCGAGCACGCCTTTGTCCGTTGCTGGGTCATACACACGCAAGAAGTAACGGCCGCCACTCTGCTCAGTGGAGTCAGTCCAGACCGCTGCTTCAGGTGTGGTGGCGACGTTGATTTCTGTGCCGCTGTAACTCGAATAGTTGAGTTCGTCGAGGTCAAAGCGATGCGTCATGCTCACACCCATGCGTGTGACGTGGAAGAACAGGCTACGGTCATGAGGCTCGTAAGCCGATTCCAACGGCGCGTTGCCCGTGTGGTCTGTCCAGCCTTCGCTGGTAGACGCGGGGAACTTGAGGCGGGAGTCGCTCTTAGTAGTCGAGATATCCACTGCGTCCTGACTCAGGTGCTCCCAGCCATTATTCTCCCATGTAGGCCATAGTCGGGGGCCGCTGTATTCGTTGTTGAACATCTGACGAATCTGAGCGATGTTCTGAGCAGGGTGCTGCAACCCACCTGAGCCAATCGTTTCAGTTTGATATGCCTGAATACGGTCAAATCCGCTACGGATAACGATGTTCCCCGGAATCTCGTCAGGCTCGGGCAAGCGAATACGGAGGTTTGGGTTGACGCCTGCACCTGCAAGTGCAGGAGCGAGGCCTTCGATTTCGCGGTCACTGATATGTCGGAAGTCGAGAATGACGGTGCCAAGGGGCGAGCCGCCGTCCAAGTAGTGCTCTTGCCCTGTATCGTCAGTGACGAGCATACTCTTGAACTGCTGGTCTTCGTTGGGGATAAGAAGCGCGTTTCGCACTTCGAGCGGATGCTGCTCGGCCAATTGCGGGTGACTCAACTCCTGTGCTTGGATGATGGGGAACATGGCAGCGTTGGTCGTCTCGAAAGAGAAGCGCACGTTCCCCAGTACCTTTTCGCCCACCGTCTTGAAATCAGTGGCACCGCTGTCCTTTCGCTGGACCCACGGAATCATTCCGAGACCACGCGCGTTGACGGCTGGCATCGTCAGGCTACCGCCATCCATACGCTTCCAAACGACGTGCTCAGGTAGGAAGTTTCGCGCTGCGTGTCGGCTGCTGAAGTAGCCGAACAGTCCGTTGTGCGGCATACTGGTCGCACTGGCAGCGATGTCGAGGTAGTGGTCATGGCTGCTGACGCCGATGCACTCTACGCCGAGCGTGCTTGCGGACTCGTGCGCACCTGACTGAATCACGACGCTCTCATCCCAGAACAAGTCACCTGTTGGGTAGCGACAGGCGTTGGCTCTCACCATGTCTCCACTCTGGATAGTGCGATGCCACTGCGCGTCACTCGGCGCAGACCCGACGGCGGGATAGTCGCTATCCTCGTTCGGCACTGAAAGCGAACTGTGAATCTGTGCTTCAACGTGGGGTCCGGCCGTAGCAGGACCAACGTAGCGACTTCGGTTGTGCACTTTACTCGTACTCCATGCGGTCGTTCCTGCATGCGCAATGTTCGTGCTCTGCACCATGTACAGCCAGTCACCTGAGCAAGAGATTCCATCACGGTCGGCCTTGGCAATAATCGGCAACTCGGCTTCGTGAGCCACAGCGATGAGATGGCGAGTAGACAGACCAGTGACGCAGTAGTCTTGGACAAAGGTAGCCGCTGGGTTCTCTGTAGCCCCCGTAGGCGCACCTCCAGTAAGACAAGTCTCTGCAGCGCCGTATGGACTGAAACCCAAAAGTGGGTGCCACGCACCTAATCCTGCGAAGTGAACATCAGCGCCAACGCTGGTTTCAGCCTCATATGAGTTGAGGTAGGAATACGCTTCCCCGTGCCAGCCGACAGCACCGACAGGCTTGGTGCGGTCTACTGCGTCATGATAACCAGAAAAGTGCACCTGAGTCATGTGGTCACGCGAAGCAGTGCCTGTGTTGTTGTGACGATGCGTTCCAGCCTTAGTCCAAATGTACGCCTTGAAATCGCCTCCGGGTGCAATTGCATTGAGTCCAGAATCGACGATGTTTGTGGCAGTCGTGCCCGGAGAAACAGCGAGTGTAAATGTGGTGTTGGGCGAGCCGACGCTATGTGAGATGTAAGGGGTTGAGCCCGCAGACGTGCCATCGGAAACACGTAGCCAACCATACTCGGGATAGGTAGTAGCCGTACTGGTGACGACCAATGAAGCAGGTGTAGAACCGCTTTCTGCGGCGTATGAGACGACCGGCAACTCGACCCAGCCGTAGCGGTCTTGGTTGTGTGCGTTCTGCGTGCTCGTCATGAACGTGCCACCAATGGCTTTCAGCGTGTCGTTGCCGGTGAACGTCTTGATGGCTCCGCTGAGCACTGCGCCC